GGGCCGCGTCGCCGCGATGGTCGGCGCGTCGGTGCGCGAGTACCTCGAGGCCAATACCATCCTGTCGCGCACCGGGTTCGACGCGCTCGAAACCCATGTGCTCGGCCCCGACCAGCCGGGCAAGTATTGGCACGAAGTGATGACGACCTCGGGCGATATCGGATGGAACCCGCGCGGCGCGGCGTACTACTGGGTCGATCACTTCGACGACCAGCAAAACGCGGCGAACTGGATCGCCTGCGGCCGGCCGCGGAGGAACCAGTATGGCGAGTGGGCCGATCAGGGCGTGCCGGTCGAGCTGGGGGAGTGGCGCAAGTCCCTCGGCAACCGCGACCCGGCGGGCGGCATCCCGTTCAAGCGTGGACCGGGGCGGCGCCGATGAGGGCCATCGAGCGACTGCGGGAGATCCGCGCCCGCGCGCCCAAGGTGTTCGACCTCGCGTGCGCGGTGCTCGTCGGGATGACGGTCGCGGCGGTGTTCTTCGTCGGGAGGTAGGGCAGCA